TAACTTTCTTCCAGGCGAAATACAAGCGCCACACTAACTTCGCGATGGAGAACATCGAGCAGACCGTCAACGGTACTGCCGCTGACTCCGGCCGCGTTTCCGTCACCGTCGCCCGTAACGGTGATCTTGTCGGCGATATGTACGTCGAGCTCATGTCTAAGGCTGGCATCGCGTCCCTCTCTTCCGCTACTGCCGCGGATCTTAACTGGGTCGCTGAGCGTGCGGTCTCCTCCGTCGAATTATCGATCGGTGGACAAAGGGTCGACAAGCACTACCAGAAGTGGTGGCGTCTGTACTCCGAGCTTTACCTCGATGAGTCCAAGAAGGCCACTTGGGGTAAGATGACTACCGGCACTGCCGATTCTACTGTCTATTTGCCCCTAGTCTTTTTCTTTAACCGCAATCCCGGACTTTACCTCCCACTAATTGCTCTGCAGTACCACGAGGTTCGTATTGATTTCGATTTAGCGTCTGATTTCTCTACCTACCTCCAGACTGGCACCTTCAAGGTCTGGGCCAACTACGTATACCTTGACACCGAGGAGCGTAGGCGTTTTGCCCAAAAGGGTCACGAATACCTGATCGAGCAGGTGCAGCACACTGGTACTGATACCGTCACCACCGCTTCCACCAAGCAGGTCCGCCTCTCGTACAACCACCCCGTCAAGGAGCTCGTATGGTGCTTCGACTCGGGTGTTGCCCGTACCAAGATGTGGAACTTCACCTCCAAGGGTGCTGTTGATGACATTATCCTCGAGTGCGACCCCACCGGCATTGCCGACTCCAACGCTTTCATCTCCACCTCTGTCTCCGGTGCTCCTCTCCTCAAGCTAGGCACTGGCGGTACCGCGGCTGCCGACGCCTTCACCGAGGAGGTCAACGGTCCCCTCAACACCTTCAAGCTTGTGCTCAACGGTCAGGACAGGTTCAAGGAGCAAAAGGGTAAGTACTTCAACCAGGTGCAGCCCCACTTCCACCACTCCGGCTCCCCCTACGCGGGTGTCTACTCGTACTCCTTCGCGCTCAAGCCCGAGGAGCACCAGCCTACCGGCACTTGCAACTTCTCCCGCATCGACAACGCGCAGGTTGCTGTTACTATGAAGTCCACTGACGCGCTCAACCTCAGCATGTTCGCGGTTAACTACAACGTCCTCCGTGTCCAGTCTGGTATGGGTGGCCTCGCCTTCTCCAACTAAATGCCCATACGCGGTATTTTAGTAAATAATTAAAAAACAAAACTCATTTTTAAAATGCACAGTACCAATGCTGTTTAAAAATGATTACTTAAATACAAGCCTCCTATTTAATATAATGTTCAAGAAAGTATTTGAACTTTTTGTTAAAGTGGATAAACCTCTATTGGGACGTTGGAATTTGAAGTCGTGTAACGAAATTTCAACATCCATCAATTCTATCTATCAGAACAGGGATCATTGTGGTGATACGATATGTAAAACACCAAAGAAGGCTTCAGAGTACCCCTCAAAACAAACCCCCACCGAGCATACCCAAACCACCGGTAAATAAACCCATACAACTGGCGATAGAAGCAGCGGGTGTGGTAGGAATACTACCGGCTGACCTCATAGATGAGGAGCAACAGCATACACAACAAAGTAACATTAACATGGGGGCAATTTGTTGCATCTTTTTTATAATGGACTTAGAAAATAAACCCAATACCTAATCATGTATGAGATATACACCGATGGGAGCAGTCTGGGAAATCCTGGACCTTCTGGCTGGGGTGTGGTCAGTGATAGTTTTAAGCTTAGTGCTGGACAACCTAATTCAACAAATAATCGGATGGAGATGACCGCTATTTTGAAAGCGCTCGAGGAATGTGTGAAGAGAGATATTCAAGCGGTGCGTATATTTACGGATAGTAACTACGTGAAACAAGGAATAAATTCATGGATTATAAAATGGAAACAAAATGGGTGGATGACATCTGCGGGTGCACCAGTGAAAAATAAGGATTTGTGGATTGCTATCGATGAAACGCGTAACAAATTGAACGTAGTTGAATGGCGGTGGGTAAAAGCCCATAATGGCGACCCTAGAAATGAAGAAGCTGATACATTAGCCAGGGAGAGTGCGAAAAATATATCCGCGTAAAATAGACCATGAGTGTTAAACAAGACGAACACTGTGAGTGGTGCGAAAAACAAGAAAAGTTGCTTATAAAATGGGCAGAGAAAGCGGCTGGATACCGCTGGTTGCATAACCATGCACGCCTATTCTACAAGAAACAGAATGATTGGTTGTCTTATCCTAGTATAATTATAGCAAGTATAACGGGTGTGGGTGGTTTTGCGGTATTAAATCCGAGTGGTAATGAAAATGTATCTCAAGATACCAAAAACAATATAATGGTCATTCAGTATTTCTTTGCATTCATGAATGTTTTGGGTGGAATTTTGACGAGTATCTCAAAATTTAGTCAGTCTCTACCTCTATCTGAGTCACATTCAGCGATGTGTGTACAATGGTCAAAGTTCTATAGGTCTATCGATATGGAAATATCACTCGATGTGAAACACCGCTCAGAAGTAGTTGAGTTTCTTATGAAGTCTAGGGAGGAATACGATCGATTATTAGACGAAGCTCCAGATATACCGGCCATATCTATCCAGGCATTCATGGTTCAATTTCCCGAGAAAGAAAACAAACCGGATGTCTGTAATGGCCTCTCCATCGTGGTGAGTGATGATGCAGCGTCTATAACCGGCTCTAGACGTGCAGTAAATAGATGGTTGGGAGCTTTCCAAAATATAAATAGAAGAAGGAGTAAAGAGATGGATGAACTAGAACGCGTTGACTCTGTATAATTTTCTCAGGATACTATAAATGTTCAAGTTAATACGATTTTTACCAATTTTAGTTATAACACTCATTTATGGTCTCGTGTATGCCAGCATTAATCGAATTAACCCGGATGCGTTTGGGTTTGATGATAGTGTTGTAGATCCTTTTTACTTTTCTTTTACAACTATGTCATCCGTGGGTTATGGCGACTATTCACCAAAGACAAGGTTCGCGAAGGCTGTCGTCATGTCCCAACAGTTCATGCTCATCGGTGAGATTATCAATCTTCTCGGTCTCGACAATTTCGGTAACTCCATTACGAAGAATGCGAATAACAATATTAATGCCATGATTAAAAATGCTTAAAGTAGAAGTTCCTATATAGTATGCCACCGTTATACAAGTTGATTAGTAACACGATCAAGTTGCACCGTTCTTATAGCTCAGTTGGTTAGAGCGTGGTGCTTATAACGCCAAGGTCACGGGTTCGAGCCCCGTTTGGAACAGCTTTTAGAGTGGGTTATCCTCACTGTAAAAGTTGTGATTTTCAATTCTAGTATTCATATATGAGTCCTACACAAGTTGGGATTAAATTGAATGATACGACGTCTGCTAGTGAGTTAGATTCATTTTTTACTCAAGTATGGTCTCAGGATAGACGTGTTAAGATTGTTTTAGATGCTACAGATTGTAGAAAGATTTCAGTAGGACGTATTCTTTCTATGAAAGGTGTGTTGGATGAACACAGATACAGTTCTAGAAAGTATATAGATCACACGGTTATCTTGGTCAATTCGAGATTTGCGCGATTTATATTACGTATGGGTTTGGCGATCATTAAGACTGAAAGACCAGTTTACATAAAACAAGCACCTAAGTAGAGATTCAAAATGAGAGAAAGTAAATCAAAATGACTAGAATCATTCACCCACTCACTGACATCTACGTTCCCGCTGAAAAGTTTCTCGCATGCAAAAGGGAACATCTATTGGATCCATCAAATAGATCTACCGAACACAATATCGCAGATGGTGCGGTATCTGTTCGGTACTACAGTAAGCCCAAAATTCATGAGGCGCGCATTGGTAACATGATCACTCAGCGCAAACTCATGTCTTTCTGGCGCGAACTTCTCAGTCCCCAAACCATCAGTAGAAGGAAGGTCTTCGAAATAATGCGGGAAGGTGGTAGATTGGACGCATTTCATTCACGAGCAGAAGTCGAGCAAGCTCGGCGGCAACAGAGAAGCAATAATCGACCACGTGGTAAGGGCAACTTTATAAAAATTGACAACTCTCTATATGTCCGAGGATTAAGTTCCCGCGATAAGTTCATGTACATACTTAAACTAAAACCCTATGCAAAAAAAGAGTTCAATTTAGTTTGGTCGACTCATCCAAGAAACGGATGTGAAATTATTGATCACTACATCACTAATGTTTCGCGTTAATACCCCCACTTAACATCGTTGGGAGTGGCGTGTGGATGATGCCTTGAGAAGAAGTTGCGTTCACCGTGGTCGCTATGACCGATGAGACTCTTTTGTGACCTGTCTATTACCATATACTTTCGCATATCTTTGTAATACACTCTAGCTCCTTTATTAATTAAATCTTCGTGTTTCATATCAACATGATTATCCATGGGATAGAAATGTTTCACATATTTTCTCATGTTATTTACGTTTATGAGATAACACTTCGTACTCGAAATCCATTTCACCTTTTCCAAAGTTCCCTCTTTTTTATCGGGAAGTCTGGAAAGACAATGGAAGAAACACATCTCCATATTTTCACCCTTTTCGTCTATGACCTCCTGAATTTCGTGGAACAGTCGAGGTGACTTAATTATGACGTTATCTTCGAATATGACAGCATATTTGAGACCTTGATCGAAACACCTTTTGTAAAAATCCATATGACCCACGAAACATCCTATAGCTCCCAGGTTAAAATGTGTAATATTGGGACGTTTCACGATAGGGTCATAATGCATTTCTAGAGCCTTTTCAAAGTATTCGGGTTCCACAATATCTTCGTATTCCCTAGCCACCTTAACATTACTTGTGTTGGGTCCGTATATGATTTCAAGGGGTAAAGTATCGTTATAGTGTCTCATAAAACGTTCCTGTCTCGATTTTGCACCATTGACTGTTAATACGAAACATTTATAGTCATATTTTTCTTTCAATTTAATTTTTTCTTCTCTATATGTGATTGCCAAAATATAGATGACGAGCGTCAATAGTATGACAAACAAGAACATACCTACTTAAACGTGAGAAAATATATATAAATAAGAATGAACGCTATAGATGTATGTGGTCTGTTGGGATCCGCTTTCATCGTTGTTATGTTCATACCTGAAATTAACCATGTGTACAAAACTCGAGATGCCAAAGCTATAAATTACCACTTCCTACATTTGAACTTGACTGCGAGTGTTCTGTCCCTCGTATACTCATTCCATTACAATGTCGTACCTATGACCATTACAAATGTTGCCGCCAGTCTTTTCACTTTTATCATGTACTACTTCAAATATATATACGAGGTTAAAGAAAAGAATCAAATTACTGATATAGTAGCCGAGGCTCCGGCTCCTATGGTGTAGTTGGTCAACACTGTGGACTTTGAATCCACCACCCCAGGTTCAAATCCTGGTGGGAGCTTGATTTATATGCGGGAGACTTGTAAGACTGTTCACCTTAAGAGGCTCCCAGAACAAGCATATAAATCTTTTCCTCTCTTAGCTCAGTTGGTAGAGCAGTGGACTGTAGTTCCAAGGGTCACCTGTTCAAATCAGGTAGAGAGGACCATTCCTCTGTAGCTCAGTTGGTAGAGCGACAGGCTGTTAACCTGTAGGTCATCGGTTCAAACCCGGTCGGAGGAGTTTTTTACATAGTGTTGTCCAGTATGTAAAAAATCTCATAGTATAATAAACAATGTCTGTAGTACCTATGCTCGCCGGTGTCGGTCTTCTCAGTGTATGTTGTATTTCTTCCAGTGTAGCTTCTACCATGATGGGTGGCGAAACTATAGAAGAAACTAAGTCTACTACCCCGACTCCCACTGGTGTATCAGGACGTTATGTACGTGTAGCTTTGAATGCTACCAGTTTAGCAGATACGGCGTATGCACTCAACATTGAAGAACTCGAAGTGTATGATAGTACTGGCACAAACATAGCTGCCGGTAAAACTGCTACTGCTTCTACTGAATATACCCCGGGTGAATATCAAGCCGGGTTGGCTTTCGATGGTTCATTAGATACAATGTATCACAGTTTACATAACACTACGGAAGATTGGCTCGAAGTTGACCTGGGATCAGTGAAAGATATTCATAAAGTTGTTATTAAACATCCGGATGATGAGGATGTTCATAAAGAGGTCGCAATGAAAGATCGTTTACGTGGACATGTTATAATAAAGGATGGTAGTGAAGCAATTGTGAAAACTACACCCGATATTAGCATAACCACAGCTGATCATACATACACATACGATTTTACCTCTAGTTCACCTGCATGGGCTTAAAATAACTTAAAAACACAAACCTTATCAATAGTAATGACCACTATTGCTAATTTATTGATTTCACCTATCATTTCTATCAAGAAGAGGTTCAATCACCGCTTCGCTGCATCCACTTTAGATGCTCCACCGCCACCAGTTGATACAAACAAGCAATGGGACTTTGGTAGTTACTGCTGGAAAGTTACGGTCAAGTCCAAAGATAGGGAAAGTGGTAAACTCGACAAAACATTCATTGGATACAGCCAAAACATGAATATCGCGGAGAGGACCAAAGGTGCTTGTGATAGATTTAAGAAGTCGGGGACAGTTTGTGGAGAACCAGAGATGGCCATGAAAGGTGGTGAATGTGATGAGGTGATTTTTATGAAAAAGACTCCAGATGGTCCACTGATTCCCGTTAGTGTCTCACCTTTTTAAAAATTTTCACTTTGCTTATCTGGACCTATATACACCGGAGGTGCTTCAAGTATCTCAAGCTCAAGCTTACCCTCTTGAGTCTGAGATGGTGTTACGTATGCTATACGACAATCATTCGCTCTTAGTACAGGATTACCTGTTTGAACTGGAACAACAATAGGTTTACAAAGAAGGGCGAACATTTATGTAAGCAAATATTTAAACTTCTTCAATTCCACCAATGTATTTAACATTTTTATTAATTTTACGTAATAAATTCTTGTTTTCTAGATACGCCATGTGCGTACCCATAGCGTAAACACAATCCCTCGTGATATTAATCGCTAGATATTGTGTGCTATTTTCAAAACAAAGTTCTGCTCTAGAATGTATACGATCGGGGGTGTCTATCATACAATCGAGAATAATATCTAATGGACCCATACCCTCTACGAGTGATTCTAAAGTATCTTCAGGATCTTTAGCCTTCATAGGAAGTATTGTGATTATTTGACGTGGTCTATCCATGTCACTAATCATCGATTTTGCGCTTTTATAATTAGTTGATATATGGAAATTGTCAATTTGTTTCAAATCGGCTCCTATTTTGTTTCCCATTTTATGTAAAACAATTGGTAAAACGATTCCGATTGACATTATACAATTTTAACTATTATATGTTTTAACCTCGTTCCATCCTTGAATACTTATATCACTCTCTTCACACCATGGATAAATATTATCCTCGTCTCCTATAAAATTGAGAGCACGAACACCATTTTCGATACATTTATCACATATGGACTTGTTATCATCTATGATAAGGCCTATATTAAGTGCACGACAAATATCTGCTTTATGTATCTCATTCGGTGTATAACTATTTGTGAGTATGACATCATCGAATACACCTGGAAAGTATGTATCTATCCATGTTTCTGTTTCTTCTCGGGCAATATCTTGACGTCCGGTAAGTACATACATTTTATTATAACGCTCTTTAAGGTTATACACAGCCTTTTGAGATCCTTGTATAGGTGTGAGATTCATGAAGTCTTTGGATTGATAAAATTCGTGGACCATTTTTTGTGAAGTTGGTTCATCTACTTCAAATATTTCGCGGTACACGTATCTATATTTGG